TAGCATTTGGATTTAAAGTAACACCTACACCCTGAAACTTAGAATATGGCTGGTAGGTTTTCTTACCATCTGCTCGATCATCAAATGTATAAGTGCTAATATTAAATGCAGTAAGACTTGTTCTAGTTAATACTCTAGGTGCAAACAATGGATGGCAAATAAACATTACATCACCCATTTGTGCAGTAGTATATTGATTTAAATAAACTCTATTAAATGGAAGTGCTGCACTACTAGTATCAGCAGTTAATGTTGCAACTAATGTTACTGTATCCTCATCAACAACTCTAAAGCACCTTACTTTTTGATGCTCAATAGAAATAATGTATTGTTCATTATTATCAAAAACAAACGGAAATAAACGAGATTGATATTTATAAGAAGATGAAGAATTATAAGTAATATCAGAATAATTATAATGATAGATTGTTCCCTGACGTTTCTTTGCACTACCTTCGGCAGTAACAATCATGTTCTGAACTTTTTGTGCTGAGCTTGTATAGATAGCTGTATCAGTTCTCATAATTAGAGAATCGCTAACCTCACCAAACTGAAAACTGTTTTGTGGAACGCGAATTTTTTGCACTAGCTAAGCCTTTCAGTAACAAACCTTTTTGTATTAAGCTTCTTAGTTGTTTGAGCTTGAGAGTCTAGCCTTCGAGCTTTTATTAACTGAACATTTGCTTGCTGATCCATAGCAGCAGATAAAGAAGCATCCCTTGCTAATGACACCGCAAACACAGAAGCCACTGAGAATTGAACGCCAAGTGTGAAATAAGGTGCCCAACTAGATTCATTAGCTCGATAAATATAATCTGCAATTACTTCATCAGTAGCGTTTGCATTATTATAAACTTTATCTTTATATATATTATATTCAATTGGAAGATCTTGAACAGTAATAGCATTAATCATTAGTGAATCTGATGGCAGTTGATAAGTAGAATCCCATCTTCCTATTGGAGTATCATCTAATCTATTAAGTTGAAATTGTGTTGTGGCAAAACGCCAACGACTGCTTGTTAAAGCAGCCCTAACAATATCTTCATATACTGCATCAGCTATATCAGACTCTGTAGTTCCATCTGTAAAAGATTGAATAGGACTACCGCCGATTAACATTGATGCTCGAGAGCAAATTTTTATTGCTGTGTTTGCAAAATCAGGCATAGAAAGTTGGGGGCCGAAGCCCCCACCCCTTAGTCGCTATCGGTTTCTGCTACTGCCGTACCATCAGATACGTCAACAACAGTACCAGTATTAGATAACACAGTTACAAAACTTGTTGTTGGTGCATTAGTATCATGCACCATAATTAAGTCACGAACAGCAAGCATATTAGCTGAATCGTTAAAGTAACCAGCAGTATTTACTGTAGCAATTGCATCAGTAGTTGTGTATCTCCACACACTACCATTTGAATCACCACCAATACGAGTTAGTCCAGTTGCACTATAAGCCATTTTCTAACCCTCCTAGTTATTATCTAATAGTTCATAGATACCGTTGTCATCAATAACAACAGCGCCCATGGACATCATAGATGTTGCAAGGTGAGATACTTTCTCAGCAACGTAGTTGACTTCAGTTTGAACATCAGAGTTGATACCCAAGCCAACAGCAGTTGTGTGATAGCACATACTCTTACCAGCAGCCACAGCAGATGTTGAAAAGATCTTAAAGCCTAAGAACTCTTTCATAGTCATGCCACCAGCATAAGGTAAGTTTTGATCACCAACGAAGTCAGATGATGCAAACTCTGTAATTAAGAACAAGTCAGCAAAACCTTTTGGATGCATAGCAATATAACGCTGTCCATCTTCAGGAAGATTAGCTGTTCCAAATGTTTCAAATACAGATAGTAAGTCTGCTTTTTCAACAGCAGAACTTGCATCGTGAATTTGAGTTGAGTTAGCACCAGCATCCATAGCTGTAATTAGTAAGCTATCAGTCTTACGACCTAGAGCAGCAGCAGCAGATTGTGCTACAGCTTGACGCTCGTTGATGTTGATTTTGAGTTCATCTAACTTGTCGATGTACTCAGCAGCGTAGAAGTCAGCCATAGTTGCTTCTACATTGGTATGTGCAAGTTCCATAGGAGTTACATTACCATTACGAGATTTAGTAGTTGCTTCCGCAGTACCAATCTTTTGAAATCTAACAGTTGACCCAGTTACATTAGCAGTCCGCACTGTGTTCCGTAGCTTAGAACCCATACGCTGATATGCCATGTGAACTTCTGTTTCGAACTGTTTGATAAAGGCTGTGTCTATTGTATTAGCCATTTATTAGTTCCTTATTGAAGTTACGGTTACTAACAGGTGTCCGCTTTATCACATCAACAAGGGTATCCTATCGGGCCTCTTAGTGTATTACGGGCTGCAATGTGCCATCATAAACATCTTTTTCATTTGGATTGCAACGCACAAATTCAACATATTCGATTTCATTGTTAGATGTTATGCCAACAGCTTCGAAGCCTAACCATGATGCCCAATCTAAAATAAACTCATATTCTTTAAGTATTGTCATAGATAAACCACTATGAAACTGATCAAAATAATTAACAAACATTACAGACCCTCTAGCCATAGCAATAAAGTTTTCTTTAATTTTATCAGAAAACATAGCAAACATTTGAGGACATTCCTGATCTTCAGCAAACCAAAGACCCCCAATCATTATAAAACTATCATTATTTTTTCTGCACAAATAACACTCAGAGCTTTTATGCATATCAATAAGAGCTTTTCGAATATCGGTATAACCTAATAAAACAAGCTCTTTAACATTTTCTTTAGTAAGATTTAGTATAACTTCATCAATATGATCTAAGGTAAAAGGGGTAAGATAATACTCACCCCTTTGTAAAATCTTAGCCTCTGTAGATTCTCTTGAATCCTTCAGCAACTTGCTTGTGTATGTTTGGGTCACGATCTTTCCAATACTTTGGATCATCCATCATCTTTCGAAGATCAGCTTCATTAAGTTCAGATGCTGATGCTGTATCGCCAGCAAACGATCCATCTTTCATATTTGCCATCATAGTCTCAAGAGCAATAATGCCTTCGTGACTTTCACACATTTTTTCTATAGCTGGCAATGCTGACTCAGGAAAAAACTTGTTAGCCCATAATGATGCTGCATCTATTCTGGCATCAGCATTATCGCCAAGTTTGGCAACTTCATCCTCATAGCTAGGCTGAGAACCAAGAACAGACTCAGAGTATATCTTAATGCCTTCCTCGAACTCTTCTTGAGAAAATCCATTGTTAAAAGAATGTTCTGACCACCACTTTAACAAATCATTATCTACAGCTTCTTCTTCATTAATAATGTCTGGAAGCTGATAATCACCAGCAGTCTCTGGCCTATCAGCAAAAGCTTCTGCTTGTATTTCTTCTATAAGTTGATTCCTAAGATCTTCATCTTTAGCACCAAGCTTAGACTCAAGCTCTTTATAAGCTTTGGCTAGATCCTCACCAGTTTTATATTTTTCTGGTAACCATTCAGGTTTTTCAGATGTTTGTTCTACTTTCTCAACATCTTCTTGGGTTACAAAATCACGACCATCTTCGGCTGCTGCCTCTACTGCTGCATCTTCTTCACTCATTGTTTACTCCTATTTGCATGGGCAATGCGGTGTTCAATCAAACCTACTAGGTATCTTTGCCCTTCGATGTGACGAAGTTCTTCTGTAGAAACATTAGGTCCATTAACCATTTCAATAGTAATAGATCTAAAATACTTTAGAACTTCCTGACCTGTCGGGCTGGAAAATACTTGTGCAACATTCTTACTAATCTCAACATCACGTTCAGATTTACGCTGAATGCCATCTATCCCAATGTTAACCTTGTTGCTCAACTGGCATCATTCCCTGCTGCATTGCCTGTTGTTGCGCTAATTGCTGCGCGGCTTCCGCAATCTGTTTACGCTGTTCTTCATCTCGAATCAAGCTTTCTGGAACACCAAACTTCTTAGCTAGGTAAATAGCGGTCTGCTCTCCATCAATTAAAAGCTGTAACATCTCTGGACCAAAACCGTTACCAATCATTTCGAGAAAGCGTGATACTACAGAAATATCCTGATTAGATTGTGCTTGAGCAAGTGGAGAGACAGACCTAACTTTTATTTCTCTGCCATTAACTGTTGGGATTTCAATGCGGCCTTGTTTCTTTAGAATATAAACCACACGCTGAAGAAGCGGTTGAACAAGCTCAGCTTGTAATCTCCCGAATGATGCACCCATTCTTCTTGATAAATCAGCCATACGTTCAGCTATTTCTGTAGCTGTAGCTGGCGTTCTATCAGGATTACCTAGCATATCATTATACAAAGCTTTCTTAATATTTAATCTAAGATCACCTAAAACAAGTTGAGCAACATCGAAGCGACCAGCAGCTTGTATAGGTTGTAGTCCAGCAGATCCCATAGCTTTAGGAATTATAGTTCCTGGAACGAGATTGATTGTATCAGGGTTTATTACCCCATCATCTTCCATTTGATAAATACCAGAGATCGACATCTGTGCATTCTCAAGTATTAACTGAATAGTAAGGTTGGTTGTTTTTATAGAACTTAACGCATTAATAAGTGGTCCTCGACCATAAACCTCACCAGCACACTTAGACCAGCGAAAACAAATAAATGGATTCGACCCAACACCACTCATTTCTTTGGAGTGTAATATTGTTTCAGTAGTAAGGCATATTGCGTAATGATAATACGCCTCGACATTTGGTTGCGTATAATTTCTGCATACAAGCTCAAGAACTGTAGTTTCTCTATTTGAACCCATCTGTGAAGTAACTTTGGAATCAAATGTAGAGTTAGGAAACATTAGAGGTAAATGATCGAACTTAACTTTCTTTCTTTCTCGAAAGACATGATCAATCCTATCATCAGGTCCAGTATCTAATACAACATGAGGAAGTGGTATTGCAGAGAAGTTAATTGGATTTAAGGAGTCACCTTCTTCAACGCATAGAATACCAGTACCAACAGCCAAATCCATAAAAGATTCATGAACCTCTTGGCTAAAGTTAGAGTTTTGCAAAACCTCGAATACATAGTTTGTTACTTCATCTAACTGATTATCAACCTCTTCTCGTTCTTGCGGATCTACTTCACTGCCAGAAACAAAGTCTGCCCATCGAGCAAAGTTAGGAACAATACCTGACTGCAATCTACTTGCAAACTCTTGAGTACCTACTACAGCAGTCTCGTCAAAAATCTTTTCATCTCTACGTTGACCATGTTCTTCATAGTAAAAAGACTCTCTTTGAGGCAAAGCATACTCATAGCATTCCTCAAAAAGCGAAACCCATTGTTCACGAAAACCTTTCGCCTTTCGATACTTCTCTATAAAATGCTTTGCTATATTATCCATTATCTACCGAACCGACCTAAGTATCCAGAAGCACCGCCAGCAGCACCCATTTGTTGAGTTGCTCTAAACAAAGAACGTCTAGCTGTTCCACCTCTAGCACCAGCATCTGCAACACTTGATTCTAATGCAGCAGATATATCTTTACGCTTTTGTTTAGCTCTACGCTCAACTTCTTTTCTTTCAGCTTCTTCTGCTTCTATTCTATCATCAGCAGCAGCCGTTTCTTCTGCTTGAGTTGGGCCACCGCCTCCACCACCAAAACACATAATAAAAACTCCTTTTTTTCTTCCTAGTCACAAAGTTAAAATAAAATCAACGCACAAATTGAAAAGCACTCTTTTTCTTAGGTCTGGAAAACAAGTCGAAACTTCTTTTAGCAACGACAGGACGCATAGGTTTTTGGTTATTCATCAAAGCTCTACCTTCACCAGCACCTAAAAAAAGATACTGAGCAGCATCGTGAACGTGAGAAAACATATTTTTATCTGGTTTATCAGCATATCTTTCACCAGATACTTCCATTCTTTTATAAGCGTAGCCACCTTCAAAACCCTTAATAAGTTGAGGACAACGCCTGTCTATAAGTAGTGCTGGCTTACCTTCGACCATCTTCGTTAATTGGGAGGAAACCGATTCCAATCGAAGATCAACAGAGTTGGAAGGCGCAGGGTATGCCCTCAAGCCAGCACCGCGCAAAATGTGAAAGGGAGTTGATTCATCTGTTTGCGCTCTAAAGTCTCCAGCAGGATCTCCGTAAATAATAACTTCGGAAGCTGCGGAGAATCTTGTTGCGAGTTCTTGCCTTAATACTTCTGCAAAACGGACAATCCCCATATCTATCGCAACAATTTCTGACTGAACAAACCAACGCCCTCTTACTTTCTGAGCAAGAACTGCGGCTGGTGTTAGCCCAAAGTCTATGCCAACATACACAGGTGTATTAGCGGCAACAGGTATTTCTTCTTTTGCTATATGTACTTCACCAGCAAACATTGGATAAACAGGTTTTCCGTCTTGTATATGACCCAAGCGATTCATAACATAGACATCAATCCAGCTTTTAGTCTTACCGCGAATAAGGTTTGAATAATAATTGCCTAAGATGTTTTTTTGGTTTTCCGCTTTCGGGTTTTCTTTGTAGTCTTGGATTTCACCTTCTTCGTCTTTGGCTTCGAGCATCCCACAAGGCTGGGTAAAGAAACTCCAATTGTCTGGTTTGACCAGCATCTTAGCTTGCTCACGAGGAATATGATCTGGGACTGGAACTTCACCAGCCATAATGGGCCACCAATGATCTTCTTCAGGCGCGTTGGTATCGGCAATAACCCCAGACCAACTAGGACCACCATCACGCATAGAAGGAAAACGGCCAACACGCATCGTACAGGCATCAATAATAGACTTAGGAATCTCTCTCGCTTCGTTGATCCAGATACCCGTAAGTTCAAGCGAAAGAAGTTTTTTAACATCTTCAGGGCGGTCAAGAGCCAAGAATATAACTTCAAGATCTATCTCTCCTTTTTTAATGTGGTGTGTATATGGAACAGACCAATGAAACCTACCCCAATCAGATTCGGGAAACCAATCAAGCCAAGTCTTAATAGTAGTAGTTCTTAGCTGTGGGTTGGTGTTTCGAATAATTGCCCATCTACTTTTACGCAGTCCATCTGATCCCTTTTGCTGTTCGAGGGCGCGTCTAAATACTTCAACGCAACAACCAACAGACTTGCCAGATCCAACAGGGCCACGAATACCACGAAAAAAAGTGCTGTCTTTCATAAAAGATTTCAGCACTTCTCCATCTGGTTTATATTTAAAATTAATCATCGAAGCCCCTTATCAACTCCAAACTTTATCATAGTCTCTGCAACATCAGGGCCAATGTTATCTATAACATTATCAATCATTTTATTAGTAACAAAAGACTTCCCATGCTTTTCATCGAAGTGTTGAAAGTGTACCTTCTTAACTATTCTTCTAAGCATAGTAAGCTCTTCAGGCTTCAGCATATTTACAAAGCTCACTGTTCGTAAGCCTCATTAACGTCTGGCGTAGAAGGATCATCACCCTTTAGTCTACCCTTATTATCCCTAGCACGTTTCTTTTTAGGCACTTCATTAGTCCACTCTAATCTTTTAGACTCAGAAGTTCTTGTTACTCCTGTCCATGTTTCACCGCCAAGTTCATGAGTTCCTCCATCATACAACTCACCAGTATTTGCATTCTTCCATCCCATAATTAACTCCTGTATTGTTTTACTTTCCTAGCAATCGCTTTCGGTTGAGCCACAAATTGCTTACCCGAAGCCTTACCCTTTCGTTTAGCTCTGGTTGTAGCTGCATATTCAGCAGAACTAAGAGCAGAAATAGCCTTGCTAGGTAAGTACCGTTCACCAGTTTCACTAGACTTTTTCCCTGACTTAGTGCGCCACTTCTGTTTTCCCCAGTTAAGCAATGATTTCTGTGACTTTTTCATCTTTGTAAAAGAGATTTAGGTGGCGTTACAAGTTCTGGCTTAACTCTTGATGGGTTCATATCACCACCCCCACCTTTTCCTCTTTCAGACAAAAGTTTTACCTTTAAACTTTTTAATCTGTTTTTAAATGTTTTCTTAATTTTATTATCTTTAACTCTTTCTTTTCTTACATCAGCCTGTTTGCGTTTTCGTAATAAAGTTTTTCTTCTTTCACCTTCAGGTTTCTTTTTTCCACTTCTTAAAAATCCAGTTCTAAATCTATCCATAATAAATTCCATAGCTTGCATTTTATTTTGCAATGATTTGGAATCAGAAGAAAGTCCCTCACGTCTAATTGGCTCATAGATTTTGCTCATGTTTTTTAAAACTTCTCTATGATTTTTTACGTCTGTATAAACACTTGCAGGAAATAACTTTTTGTTATCTTCGTAAAAAGATTTGTAACGCTGCTCCATTATCTATATCCTCCTCCACGTTTTTTATATTCTTTGGCAAGTAACTGCGCCTTTCGAGCAGACCATTGACCAGCAGCCGTACCATGTGTAGCCCTTGCTTTAATTCTTTTAAACAAAGACTTTCGCATTGTTGGCTTGGTATAGTTGCCAGCTTCATTTACCGCCACTGATCTTCTCCTGAATATTAATTAACTGATCTTGTATCTGATTATATCGAGGACTAGAAACCGTCTGGTTTTCTCTGGCCTCTAAAAGAAAATTTAAAATCTTCATAATGCCTTTAGTGGCAAGCCCCTTACCCTTAGAAGAAAAGCGTTCACCTTCACCCTGCATTTTTTCTACAAGCCCAACACCAGCAGAATCTTCAAGCTGTTTTAACTCTCTTCGAAGAAGGGTCGCTTTCTTCTTTAGCGGTGCTAGGGAACGATCAGCCATCTTTCATTTTAGCCTTGAGGATCTTGCGCTTTAATGCTGGCGGTAAACTCTTCTGCTTACCTTTGAGCATTGTTTTTTTCTTAGGTCTGCCGACTTGACTTCCATAAGTCCCTTTTCCTTGAGGCATAATAATCTCCTAATAATTAACCTTGAGTAATGAACGAGCTTGCATACCTGACGTTCTCATCTGCGGAACATCAGTTAACATCTTACTTTTCTGAACAGGATCGCCCATGCTTAGAGAAGGAAGTGGGCCATAATCAGGTTTCTTCTCTTGGTAAATCTCTTCAGCAGACTTTACTTTCTTTTTACCACCACCAAAACACATATCACTTCTTCCTATGTCTCTTTGCAAAATTTCTAGCAGACTCAACACTTCTAAATCCCCAAGCCCTTAATGCTAAAGCTTTTCGCGTTGGTCTACCCTTCTCATCTTTCATCGGGCCTTTCATGCCAGCAAACCGAGCAGCGAATGAAACCTTGCGACCCATCTTCTTCGAACCAGCCTTGGGTTTACTCTTTACTGGAGGTTTTAAATTAGCCCCCTCCTTGCGCTTAAAGTAAGCACGACCAGCAGCATTCAAGCCACCTTTAGGATTCTGATACTTCTTCGCTGGCATAACCACTACTCTTCAATGCAGCCTTCACCGAGGACATATCATCCTTCGATGGGTACTTCTCTGGCTTATCTTTAAAACGTGACATGGCTAAACCCTATAACAATAAAAATATTTATGACAACGCACAAATTACCTTTTTTAGAAATAATGTGAGTGAAAGAGTTTCTCTGTAACAGCTACAGCAACTTTTGCCCCACCCCCCTTGTAGCTACTAGCGCACAACAAAGAGTTATCCTAGGTCAATCGTAACGCGAATATCTCCAGCTACTTGCACTTGGCTTCGATCGATAGGCTTGTAGCCAGCGCGGTCTAGCAAATCCTTGGCAGCTTCAAGCTGGACATATTCGCTTTTGGCTCCTGTAGCTAGCCGCTTTACCGTACCAGCAGCAAGTGTAGCGGAGATACCAAACTCTTCGTTCATGCGCTGCATCAAGTAGCTCTGCACATGGGCAAGCTTTAAAGTCTTAGTTGCTGTAACTCTTCCAGATTCGCCAGAAGCATAGCCAGCGTCTTGAGCAGCCTGCCCGATACTACAGCCTTTTGCTACGAGCGTGTCTACTAAGGCAGTCTGCTTTGCAGTCAGTTTCTTAGCTACGGTAATGTTCATTACTCATTCCTTTTCTATGGACGTAATAGATTACTAGCTAACTACTGCGATTGGAGTCAAGATCATCATTACCTTAGCAATGAGGAATGAGTAGACTTTGTTATCGGCTTGAAAGCCCCCCCTATCATCCCCCCCATCTACGGACTGACTGCAAGTCCTGTCAATTAGTTACCTTACGTCACTTGTGTATGGATACTACCGTGGGTACTACATGTTGTGGTTTGCCAAGCTACAGAGGTATTGACAGGATAGCCAGCGAGTTCATCGAGCGCACATTGATGTTTGCACAACTTAGCATTGTGTCCTGACCACGTTTGACTAATAGCTCGGATTGCACCCTTCGACCACTGATCCAAATCATAGGCAGAAAAGCTTCGCAACCCCACAAGGGGGTCAAGCGAGCAAGCTCGTGCGTAGCTCGGAGCCGCAAGTGCGGTTTCTGCTCTATGATATTGGGTGGTACGAAGGGTTGATCCTTCGCAGCTTAGTTAAACATAGGAGAACCAAATGGCTAAAGTTGAAAACATAAATGTAACGCTAGATAA